GCCCGTAATCACGATCGGGCAGGTGATGATGTCGTTGTTCGTCGATTCGTCGCCGATCTTGAACGAAACGCCCGCATCCGAGCCCGGCAGCTTGAGTGCTGTAGCACTGTCCGCGTTCGCCTGGTACTCGCCCGCGAGCGTGATGAGGTTCGCCCACATGTACTCAGCGCCGCCGACCGAATCCTCGTCGGTCGTCTCCGCGTACCCGGTCGAGATGGTGAGCGAGAAGCCCTTGACGCGGGTGAGGTACAGCGACGACCCGGTGGGCGTGATGTAGGCATCCGTGCCGCTCGGGTTCTTGCCGTGCTGGGGCGTTGCGGGGAACCGGAACGGGGCCGTGATCGTCCACGAATACAGGCCCGTCAAGACCTTATCGAACGTGTCACCATCCACCACACCCGGAGACTCGGGCGATGTGATCGAAATCGACGATGCGTAGATGCCCAACTGGCCGATCAGATCGGCGGTGCTGTTGCTGCCCGCCGATGTGAGCGAGCCCTGGAACTTGTTGACTGTCGCCATTAGGAGCCCTCCGAGAGCAATGTGCCGAATTCGATAACGTCGGCCACGTGGTCTGTGTCGAACGGCCCGTCGCCCGAACTCAGGCGGCCTATCGGGCTTGTGCCCATCCCCGAGACGGTCGGTGTCCAGCGGTGCAACGCCGCGACGACCTGACCCACCGCAGAGTCCGAGTACGCCGCCGACCCGTCCGCCTTGCGGACGATGTAGACGGTGACCGATACCTGGGCGTCGCTGGTCGCGTCCGTGTCCTCATACTCCGCCGATGTCGTGAAGATCACGGCGGGCATCTGCGAGCTCGTCGGCATCTGTGCGGGCGCTGCAGCCGCACGGTGCACGCCGATCGCGTACCCGCTGACCAGCTCGGTGGTGAGCCGTGCGTAGATCGCAGCCGCGATGCTGGTGTGGTTAGGAACCGCCACTGGTCACCGCCCTCGCCATGCGGCGTGCCGCTGTGCGTGTGAACGCCCGTTCCATCGCCACCCGTTCACGGACCAGCACGGGCCGCAGGAACGGACGCGGGGCCATGCGGGACGTGCCGAGTTCCAAGGCGCGTGCGTGCGGTGCGTTCGCGCCGTACCGCCACACGCCGGGGCGGACCTTGCCCGATGATGTCGTGCTCTTGAGACCGATCGCTCCGCCGCGACGGACGCCGGGCGGCTGCCCCGGATTCGACGGAATCCACTTCTTCTTCCCGCCTCTGGTCAGGGTGAACCCCGCGCCCGCACCGGGCATCGACGCATCGACCGAATCCTCGGCAAGCGTCACCGCAGCACGCAGCCCCGCGTCGATCGCGGCGGCGAGGTTCCGCATGAACTCGCCCGAGTGGTCCTTAATCATGTGACCACCTTCAGCGGTGCCCGCTGAAGCCCGTCCGAGTAATCGGACGCCGCCCCCAGTGTCTCGTAGGTGGTGCCGTCCGCTTCAACTTTCGTTGACGCCGTGATCGACAATGCGGTGCCGTCGCCACGCAGCGACGGGAAGTAGCCGACGAACACCTCGGTGCCGATGTGCGCCACGCCCGGCCCGAACTTCATGGCCTCGGACGCGGACGCAGAGTGAATCGTGCACGGGATGTCGTCGATGTCGGTGTACGCGTACGTCGCGGCCCCGCTCGAGTCCTTCCCCACCGTCCGCACCTTGACCGTGCAGGACGAGGCGAACCCGACCGGGCCTGCGTTCCGCTGCGGTGACCTCATGCGTAGGGCCTCCGGTAGCGGGCGAGCATCTCGCCGATGCGGGCCGTGATCTCCATCGTGGTGGCCCGCTGCTTCTGGTCAACGCCGCGATTGTCCACGGACGCGGTAACGACGTTTCGGCCTGCGTCGTCGAACCACGTGTCCATGAGCATGAACGCCGCCTCCGCGATGTCGTCGGGAATCGTGGCGTACCCAGCGGTATAGACCGCCTGGATATTGGCAACTCCAACCGGCCACTGTCCGCATGGCTCGTTCTCCCATCCCACCGACCCGGCACGGACCAGCTCGCCGTCCCGACCGACGTAGTACCCCGAATCGTCGACCGTCTCGCCGTAGACCGCAGCGCCCGAAGACACCGAGGTGCGGAACTTGACCGACGCGATCGAATCGACCGGCCACTCCCGCAGGTGGAGCGTCTGCGTGCCGGTGCCGTCGTAGACCTCGGTGCGTGCCGCCGACTCGAAGCCGTCGTCGGGATCGCGGTTGCAGTAGGCCCGGATCTTGGCCGACGCAACGCCAGCCGCCGACGCCATCCGCGTGTCATAGTCCGAGCCGGTGAAGCCCCGGCTGGCCTTGTATTCGGCTGCGGTGACGAGTGCGGCCATTACACAGCACTCCGTTCAAACGGATGCCATTTGTCGGCAGAGCCGATGCGTGCCGGGGCGTCAGCAGGAAGGTCGTCGTTGCACACGACCGGGTATCCGTGGAAGTGGCCGTACTGGCCACCAGCGTGGTAGTTGATCTGCATCAGTGCGCTGATTGCGAATATGTGTGAAGCCTCGATGACAGCACCCTCGAACGCACCGCGTCCGACCCACTCAACGAGCTCCCCGACCGTGACATCTCTGTATGTGACGAGTGCGGCCATCGGTCAGCCCTTCACCGCAGCGGGGCGGGTGACCTTGTTCTTGCGGGTGACCTCGGTTGCGAACTTGTCGTCGATGAGTTGCTTGCCGACGGTCTCGGACACCTCGATCGACTGGCCCTTGGCGAACGCACTCCACGGTTTCAGCAGTTTGATCCTCATTGCGGGCTCCCTTCGGTTGAAAACCTGACGCCACCGTTCCCGATGGCGACAGGCGGAAACAAGATGAGGATCAGGCCTCGAGCCCCCACGCGATGTTGCGTTGGGTGTCGCTGGTCGGGGTCTCGTTGCCCTGACTCAGCACGCACCACGCGCACGAGAACGTGCCCGCCGTGCCGTCGCCAGCTGTCGCGTCCAACGCGAGGAACTGGCCGATGTCGTCGTTCTTCAGGTCGATCCCGAAGTGGAAGATCAGCCCGTCGTCGCCCGCCTGGGGCAGGCGACCGTCGCCGGACGATCCCGACGCCTGGAGCCCGGTGATCGCCGAATAGGTGCCATCGTCGGCACCGGACGCGGCGGCTGGACCGGAGTACACACCGAGCGCCGCCATAGCGATGTCGGTAGCACCGAGCATCACATAGATGTCGGCACGGGCGTACCCGAGCGTGTCCACCGAGACGGGGTTGCCGTCTCCAAACGCACCGATCGGATCATCGTTGTCGTCGATGGCGGCGGGGAGGATGATGGGAACAGTCTTGACTTGAGTTGCGGTAATCATGGTCGGTACTCCTTTAGTCCTGCATCGCCACGACCATCGAACCCAGGTCGGGATCGCTGACGTTGTTCACGTCGTGGGCGTTGAACGCGATCCTGCGAACGACGCGGACCGTGAGCTGGTTGTTTGCGAATGCGAAGTGCTCAGAGGTCTGGATCTGCTCCGTCCCCTTGACCACACACGCCTTGGTGGCGAGGTCGAACGCACCGAACAGGACCGACTTCTGGTCAGCCGAGTAGGTGCGGGGCATGCGAGAAGTGAACCAGACGGGGAAGCCGTTCCACATGGCGTCGGCGTCGTTCGGGAACGAGCCACCGAGGAACCCGGCCTTCAGCATGTCGCCGGTGTTGCCACCTGCGGAATTGCTGAACCGCTCCATGTTCGTGTTGTAGAACGGACGCGAGCAGATGTAGCCCACGCGATCCGACTCCCACGCCCGATCAGACAGCTTGCCCTGAAGGTTCGTGAAGTCGCTGATGGCAAAGTTGCCCCAGCCCGATGACAGAGCCGCGTCGTTCGTGCTGTTCGCCCCGATCTTGTCGAGGATGCCCTCGAACGAGTTGGAGCGGCCAGTGCCACGCGCGAGCAGGTAGTTGTCATCCTCGAAGTTGCCGTAGGCACGATCGAACGAATCGCCGAGCACGCCCACGATCTCCAGTGCGGAGTCTTGGAGCAGGGAGTTGGGGATCTTGACGAGCCCACGGACCTCCCGAACGGTGATCTCAACGTCATCGAACAGGTCGGGCGACTGGTCGGCGTCGGCGTTGTTCTCGCCGATGACCGAGACGGTCACGTCGCTGATCTGGCGGGGCGTGGTGAGCTGCCCCCTCTCGAGCGTGGTGACGCCAGCGGCCCGCGTGATCGCGTTGTTCCGCGTGCGGTTCACGATCATCTCATCCGCGAACATCTGCGGGATGGTCGCGCCACCCAGGGAGTTGACGCTGCTGCTCAGCTCCTTGATGTTCGAGACGATCGACTGGTCGTTGGCCTTCTGCTCGTAGTCCCGGTGGCCCATGATGGCCATGCGGCCCCACGCGCCGTACGCCTCGGCAAGGTCCGGGTCTGCGATCGGGGCACGGCTCCCGCCCTTCCAGCCTGACTTCTCGCGGACAGCCCGCTCGTACGCGGCCTTGGTGCCGCTGAACCGGCCACCCATCGCGGGCGCACCCGCCGCCGTGATCCGTGCACCGGCCTTCAGGTCGGTCTTGCGCTTGGCCGCCATGTCCTTGCGGCGCTTCTCGACAACCTCGTCTTCCTCGGTGTCGTCGATTTCTTCGACGGCCTCGGGTTCAGCACCCCCGCCGCCGTTGACCACCACATCCTCGCCGCCGTCAGCGCTGATGTCGATGGTCACCTTCTTGGTCCACAGGGCCTCGATGTCGGCCCCGGTGTACCCCTTCACTTCGGTGTTCTTCTCGAACCACGAACGGGCGGCAGCGCCGTCCATCGCATCGAGACTCTTGATCGTTGATTCATCGAACGCACCGGACTTGCGGAGATCCGCAATCAGCCCGTGCCGCGTCTTGTACTGCGCTTTCGCAACCATGGCGAAGCCTCCAAATCGAGAACGATGGTTCCCGATCAAGGCTCCGCTGTTGCTGTGAAGGCCCTATGGCTGTTCACAGCAAGGTGTTGCTGTTGATCGTTGGGCGAATGCCCGATGTCGACGGCACCTGCCGTCGCTCATATCGTACCAGACAATCCCCGCCTATGCAACGGATTGTGTGACAGAAACTCCAAACGGGGTGACGGTCACGGTTTTACCCGCCACCGGCGCAGGCTCAAACCCCACCGCGTGCGGCTGCCGGGCATGAACGAGACACGGCATATACGTCACCGACAGCTCGATCCATTCCCATTGGCGAACGATCGACCGGAACGACTCGCCGCCGCCGTACTTCTCCACCTCTTCGGGGGTTGGCGGCCCCACGTCGATCGCGTCGAACCCGATGCTGACCGAGATGCCGAAATCCTCGGCATCCTTGAGCACCTGATCGCCCACCGCAGATCGTCGCGTGGCGAACAGCACATCCCATGCCCCGTTGACCATCGTGGGCCACCCGGTCCGCACGCCGCCGCACATATCCCAGAACTTATAGTCGTGGTCAACAAAGACCCTTCGGTTCAGACCAAAGTACCCAAGTTGAGCACCGTAAGGGAGCACGACCTCGCTATCACAATCAACCCCGGTTGTGTTGGCCGTCACAAGCACATTCCGCTTGTTGTCCTTTGTCGTCTTGATCGCGGTTGGCACGGCACCCGGCAAGGACACGCCGACGGACTTGCTCTTTGCAAACGCCGGGTGCCGCTTTCTGATCCGCTCGATGATTGTCTCTTTGACCTCGTTCATGCGCCCTCCGTGGCGTTCGCCTTCCGCGCCTGCACCGAGCACCGGCAGTTCGGTCGCGCGGGCGGGTGGTAGATGTCGCGGGTGTAATTCTCGGACTTCCCGCCCGCAGTGATCGTGGTGCCCGCCGTGATGAACGGTTCGTCGATCGGCACGCCGTCCGAGTGCATCGCGGCGATGGCCTGGTGCACGGCGCTCGCGCCGGGTGCGTTCACCCAATACTTCGTGGTCACACCGGCCTCTTTGTACCGGGCCACCTTGCCCGCGTTCGTCGCGTCCGACACCTCGGTGCGGGCGATCCGCTCGGCCCGGTAACTGGCGAACTCGGTGTCGGCCTCGATTGCGTCGGCCATCTGGGCGGCGCTCTGCCCCTCGCCGATACCGGCCTGCACGCGGGCCTCGATGGCCTGTGCGGTGTGGTCGCTGATATCCGTGCTCAACTGCCGCACAAGGCTGCTCTGGGCCTCCGCGAGCGCCTCGGGGTTCGGGGCCTCGAACGTCCCCGCGTCGTCGAACTCCAGCCCGGCAAGGTCAAACCCCGCCGTGTACATCTCAGCGAACGCGGGCTCAAGCGCCGTCGCCAGCCCATCCTCGAGCGATGCCAGGTCGATCGCCACACCGCGACGGATCTGCCCCGCCGCGTCCTCTTGGGCATCGAGGATGAAGTCCGCGATCGTGCCCTGCAGCGACCGCACACCGGCCCGCAGCGCCGCCGTCTGCTTGGCCGCGTCCTCTGGGCTGATGAACTCCGACGGGACGACTACGGCTTCGATGTCGTCGTCGTCGTCTTTGGTTCGGATGCTGCAACCGCAGTCGCGTAGGTCGAAGGGGTCGGGTCGGGCATGGCGACCAGAGAGTTTGCAAACGGGCAATTCGGATACTTGTACACCGGCTCCCCCTCCCAGAACGATATCGGCTCCTGCTTCATCATCCACGCACCCCACGTCTCCACCTGTACCACCGTCACCATCGTTTCCATCATCCACCGCCTTCGCGTCAAGCGTACCCACCACGGGCACGGTATCCGTTTCTTCTTCCGCGACCGGGTCGCCCTCGACCAGCTTCGAGAAGATCGCCGTCAGCTTCTCGGGAGGCGTGCCGGGGAACGATGCCTGTGCGATCGCAAGCGCCCCGTCCCGGGTGATGAGGCCAAGCCCCACCTTCTCGGCAAGCCCAACGAGCTGGGCGATCTGGGCACCGTTCAGCGCCGTCTCTTCGATCTTCTGTGGTGCGGGCACGGATGCCTCCTCTCCCGGCTTGTCTGTCGGAACGGGCTGGCTCGGGAACGATCCGAACGGGCCGAACGATCCGAACGGCTGTGCACCAGCCTCCGCCAGCGGAACCCCGTTGATCCGGTACACGTCGCCGTCAGGCACCGGGTCCAGCATCCGCTCCTCACGAACCTCGTTGATGCTCCGCACCCCGCTCCGCAGGTCGATCTCCGCGATGGCCGCCTCTTTCTGCAGGTCGGCCAGCAGCGGGTTCTCGTACGCGAACCAGTACTCGCCCGGCTCCAGCCCGAACATCGGCAGCAGCCGCTCGGTCAGGAAGTCCGCGTGCTGGCACAGGATCGGCCACAGCGTCAGGCTCAGGAACTGGTCGCTGCCGACCGTCGCCGATGCGAGGTTGGCGTCGTTCATGTCGAGCATGGATTCCGACACGCCGTACGCGTTGCGGATCGTCGCCATGTGGATGGCGAGTTTCTCGATGCTCTGCAGGTCTTTGGCGTTGGGCATCGCGGTGGTGACCGACATGCCCGCGCCCACAACAGCCTTGACCTTGCCGGCAACGCCACGCGTCGTCTGGTCGAGGTACTTCTTGAACTTCTCGATCATCGTGTCGCCGTAGATCACGGGGTCGAGCGAGATGAACGCCATCGGCATGTTGCCGTTCTCGATCAGCTCGTAATCGAAGTCCTCGTTGCTGTTGACGATCCGAGCCGCCTGGTAGCACCCCTGCGGGTGCAGCGGGCCGAGTCCGTGGTACGGGTCATCCGGGTGGTCCGCGTTCTTGTAGTGCAGGACGTGCTCGGCCTCGACCTCGAACAGGTTGGATCGGTCCCGGCCATAGATGTATTTGCCAACAACATCATCGGGGCTCGGGACCGGGTTCGTGTACTGCGGCAGCATCGGCCACAGTTGCAGCGGCGTGCCCTTGCCCACGGCGACATGGAACATCTCGCCGGTCAGCCCCGCCATCAGGAACGTCTGGTAGGCGGCGGATACGCCCGTCTGGAGCGGGTTGGGGCGTGCCAGCAGGTTGAGCACATCGTGGTTGGTGACCTCGGACACCTCGCCGCCCACGCCCTGCCACGCGACCGCCTTCTGTGCGTTCGTCCCGTAGTCGCCACGGAGCATCCTGTGCTTTTTCGACGCCCGCACAGGGGTGCGGACCTCAAGCGTTACGCCTCGCCGCCTCGCATCCTTCACGGACTTTGCGGACCGGCTTGTCGCTGGTGCCGATCGGTACAGTTGCAGCGTCTGTTGTGCAGCCGCCATCGCCCGGATGTGGGCGCAATTGAACGTGTACCCCCGCGCCTCTTTCATCAGGGCGATTGCCATGACGTTTCGGCTGAACTTGGACATGCTCCGGTCACGGAGTGTGACGAGCGCGTCCATGTACGGCGCGGTGCTCGGCACCGCCTTGGTCTCGGGCCGTCGTTTGGTCAGGAAGCCCATTGTGCCTCGATCGCCCGTTGGGCGGGGTTGTGGTTCACGCGTTGCTCCGTGGGCCGATCGTCATCCGCCAGCCCTTGCCGCTTCCGCCTCTTTTTCCCACTCTTCGTGGTCCCGCTTCCACTTCTCGCGGTCTTCCTTGTATTGAGCGTTTTGGGCATCCGCCTTCTCCCACCTCTCGTCGGTTTCCTTCTTCCACCGAAGCTGCATCTCAACGAGGTTCCCGATCGCCTTCTCGATCCGGTCCAGCTTGGCGTTTGTCATTGGATCGCTCATGCTTCGTCCTTTCGTGTGTATTCGCTCATGCGTTGCTCCACATATGCTCGTCGTCCACCACCGCCGACTCGTCGCCGTACCCAACCGCAGACGGCATCGGGGCGTGCCCGGAGTCGAGGTGCTTGACGACGTACCGCGTCGGGTCCATCGCGTGGTTGTCCCGGTCGATGGGCTTGTCCTTCAGCACGCCGTGCCGCGTGTCCCACTCGTACGTCTCGTATTCGCGGATCGTGTTCACGCACTGCGGATCGACGGTCAGCGACGGGACGCCCCGGTCGTCGGTCGCGAGCCGCGTCTGCACCAGGTTGATCCCGAAGTTGATCGAGCCCGGCCCCTTGTCGGCGGGGGTCGCGTTCACGCCCGCACGCCGCAGCGATTCGATCAGGTCCGGGGCCGCCGAATCCACGATGACCAGCGTGTCGTCGTCCGACCACGCCTGAACCCGCTTGACCTTCTCGGACATGATGAGCCCGGTCTCGTACACCTCGCGGGCGGTGTGGACGCGGCTGTCCGAATCGACATGGAAATCCAGCACCGTGAACGGGTCGGTGTACCCGTCGTCCACACCCAAGATCCGGTACTTGGGCGTGCCCACCGTCGGGCGCACGTGCGTGTCCCGCAGGAAGCGGTCATAGACCATGCCCTCGGAGCCGCACCACTCGCCCAGGAACATGCGGCGGTAGTACACCGTGCCCTCGTGCCGTGCGAACGACTGCAGGTAGGACGCGGGCAGGTACGTGTTGTCGCTCGTCCGCGTCAGGATCAGGCGGCAGTCGGGATCGGGCGTCTGCTTGTCCGGGCTCAGGCCCATCATCTTGGCGAGCCAGTGCGACGGGGTGCCGGGGTTCGTCACGCTCAGGATGGCGAGCGGGACGCCGACCTCGAGCCGCACCCGGTCGTCCACCGCGTTGTAGTCGTCGAACTGGAGCTCGGTCACCTCGTCGATGCCCGCCTGGCTCAGGTTCATCGACCGCACCGCCTCGGGTGTCTCAACGCCCGAGTACAGGATCGAGCCGCCCCCGTTGACCTTGATCTCCGCGTCGTTCTTGTTGTGCTTGTAGGAGCCGGGCGGCAGGACGGGCGGGGCCTTGCCGTCGCCCTCGATCAGCGTCTTGAGCGTGGACTTCTTGAGCCCCACCAGCGTCTTGCGGAACAGCCCGAACCGGGCCTCGGGACGGCCCGCGACGTGCATGATGGCCGCGACGCACAACGCCCGCGACTTGCCCGCACCGACAGCCCCGGAGTAGACCCGGTGCCGCTCGGTGCTCCGCACCAGCTCGGCCTGCTTGGGCAGGAGTTTGTGGCGGACCTCTGCGACCATCAGTCGGTGTCACCCTCCGCAATGATCTGCACTTCCCCACCCACGCCCACCGACCACCGACACGCGGCCTGGATCGCACGGTTCAGGCGTTCGCGGGGCTTGCCCTTATCGCCCAGCACTTCGAGGGCACCGATAGCGACCTCGCCGCCCGAGCCGAACGATGTGAACGCGGGCACCGGGTACGCGGCAAGGTGGCAATCAATCGCCACCAATCGTCCACGCCACCCAACGATGTACGCGCCGCCGCCCGAAAGGTCGCCATCCTTCCACAGCCCGATCGACTTCACGCACTCCCGCATCGCGTCCGGGAGCGTGACCAACAACCAGTGGTCCTCTTTGCCCTCGGGCACATCGGGTGCCGCAAGGCGGTGCTGAAACGCGGCACTCAGCGCCGCACGCCCGCACCCGGCCATGATCGCGTCGCCGACCCGGAACACCTTGGTGGTGTGGTCGTGCTTGACGTACCCCCACGTGGTCTGTGAGTCAGCGCCAACGTACGCCCTGCCGTTATGGATGAGCCCAGCGATACAGGTCATTCGTTCCCTTCTGTGCCTTCCGGCATCTCGATAACCACCCTCAGCGGCGAGCCGCCCGAGCCGGTGTGCTCGTGTTTCTGCAGGTCGCCGTGCGTCTTTGGTGCCCGGATCGCGGCGAGCTTGAACAGCAGCTCAGCCGCAGACTTCCGCCCCGTCGCAGCCGCCATCGTCAGGGCGTCGGATTCGAGCGCGTCGCAGTTCGCCATGATGCGATCCTCGAACGCCTCGGCCGACGCCATCTTCGCGCGTGCGTATTGGCCACTAAACCCGCTGTCCGTTTCCCCCTCAATCGCCCCGTCGTTGTGCAGAATCCACCTTCTGACCGTCTCACGGCTGGGCATTGTGTCGGGCTCGCATATCTCCCGCAGCGATTCCCCTGCCGCGATTCGCTCGCAGATGTTCGCCGCCAGTTCGGGGGTGTATATGCGTGGCCTCGCCATCACCTGCCCCTCCCCCGGTCGCGGCTGCGGGTTGTGCTCGCCGTGCCCACGCTCGCCTTCTCGCTCTCGCTCAGGCGGTACGCCAGCATGTCCCCGTCGTCGTCATAGTGGGTGTCGTCGGTTGCCGCCGTGTAGAAGTCTGACTCGACCTTGCCCGTGATGATGGGTGCCCATGTGAACAGGTCGGGCCTGCCCGCCGCCGTGAAGTTGGCGAGCAGCGTGGCGTTCAGGGCGGTCATGGCGTCGGCCACGTCCTGCGGGTAGTTCAGCCCGCCAACCTCGCCGACCGGCATCGGGAACTGGTCCATGCCATCGACCCGAACGTCGCTCGTCTTCGCCGCGTCGATGATGCGTTGGACCTGGGCCTCGACCTGATCGCGTGCGGTGTTGATCGCTGCGGTGCCGTTCGTTCGCTGGGCGGCAAGGTGGTTGACCATCGTGTCCACCCCGACGAGGCGGGTCGCGGGCAGGAACGGGAGCAGGTCAGCCCACGACGGGTTGTTCGTCTCCCAGTCCGCGAAGTCGGCACCCGATCGGCCCCACGCACAATAATCGTGGTAGTGGTCGCGGGATCGTTCCAGTCCGGGGATCTCGCCGCCCCACCCGATGGCCATGCCGTCGAATAGAGCACGGCTGACAACATGGCTCGACCCGCCGTAGCCCGATCCGGTGGAGTGTGTCCACGATGACGACAGGGCTGCCCAGTGGGTGGCGTTGAGTTCGATGCCCGAGAAGTCCACGGTGCCCGTGCCCGCCGCCGTCGAGCGGACCTTGCCGAGCGAGGTGGGAACACCCGTGGTCGCACACGCGGTGAGCCGCCCGGCCCACACGGTCTGTTCTGCGGTGAACGTGGCGGATCGTTTGTGGAGCACCAGCGTCGGCTTCACGCCGGGTGCGTACTGAATGGCAACCTCGTAGTTCTCGCCCGATTCCCACGGCATGTTGCCGCCGTCCGAGTCCTGGACAGCCGAGTAGGTGATCGTTTCGGCACCCTCGCCCATGTAGACCACGTTGTCGGAGTCGAACAGGATCGAGATGTAGGCGTCCGTGCTGCCAGCCTCCATGATCTTCAGCGTCCACTCAGCCGTGTCTGCGGACAGTTCGACCTTGGCGACCCACAGCGTGCCCGCGCCGTTGTTGGCCACGATGGGGGTGCCGATCTCGGCTGCGGTTTCGAGATACGAGCCGGTCGCCTGCAACACCATCGGGTGATTGATGTTCGGGACGGTGCCCTCGTCGATGTCACGCCCGTAGGTCACGGTGCCCGAATCGGTCCACCAGCCGGAGCCGGTGAGCATGGGCACGGGGAAGGCTCGCACGCGGGTGTCGGTCTGTAGGCTGGTCGTCGGGCGGATCGTGGTGCCGGGGTCTTCCTCGCCGACGAACGGGCCGGTGAGCCCGAAGGTCAGGTCGTCATCCCCGGTGCCGGTGGCGGGTGATCGGAACTCCATCATGCGGCCAGCGTTGGCGGCAGACAGAGCGAGCCCGGTGGCCTTGGTGATGAGTTCATCGTTCACGAAGAACTCGACGGTGTACGTCCCGCTCGTCTCGGTGACGCGGTATCGGCCACGCATGATCGTGTCGGTGGGCATGAAGATGTAGCCCGAGCCGTTGCGGTGCGTGCCCGTGTTGCCGAACAGGCGGACAGCGTTCGGCGAGCCGTCCGCGTTCAGGTGCCCATCGGTGCCGAGGTGCCTCAGCGACACCGTGTGCGTGCCGCCCAGCCAGAACAGGAACGAGTTGAAGTCGGAAGCGGTCGCCCCCTTGCCTCGCAGGTAGAACCCGAACTCGAAGTCGTACACCGAGTCGGTCGCGGCCTCGTTGAAGAACGCGGTGATGGTCGCCTCTGCGATCGGGTTCACGACCGAGAGTGACCCGCCCGCATGCTCGATCGAGTTGACCCCGCCGTAGGTGGAGTGGGTCCAGTCGGCCCCGACCGTGGTGAAGCCCGTGCTGGATGCGTCGGCGGTGCCGCTGGTGGCCCAGCCGGTAGACGCGATTGTGAAGTCTGCCTCACCTGCCATGTCGAACCCCCACGGGAAGATGAGCCCGTTGCTTGCTGATCCCCAGGGCCACGGCAGGAGCAGCAGCGCGATGATGAGTACGGGCATGGGTCATTTCACCCCCGCCTTGGTCAGTTCCTTGTCCAGCACCCGATCAACGCCCGCACGCTTGGCGTCTTTGGCGATGCCCCGTTTCAGGGGTGGGCCGTTCTCTTTGTCATCCTCGATCCGGTTCGTGACCACGCCCAGGGTCTTGCGGACCTTGGGCAGTGCGGACGCGGACCAACTCGAGCGGGTGAGCCACAGCAGGCCAACCACCGCAGCGGCGAGGAACGCCAGCGGGTAGAACGCACCGGCGATCAGGCAGGCACCCGCGAGCGCCGCGAGACCCGCCCCACGCATGTCGCCACGCTTGCCGAGGATCACCGCGTAGATCACCAGGATGCCGCCGAGCCCGATCGCGGCGAGTTCGAGTTGCTTTGAGTCGATGTCGTAGCCCAAGACGCTGCCGACGCTCTCGGTGTTGCCACCGCTTGCGGATGCCCCGTCGAGTTCGACGATCGGCGCATCGGCCCGGAAGTCGGTGGCGACCTCTTTGCCGCTCGCCTTGAGCCCCGGCCCGGTGGCGGTGGCGGATTCGGTGACGGCGGGCAGATCCTTGGTGGTGATCGTGACGGTGTAGCCGCGATCGAGTGCGGCTTGCACGGCGGGGTCGATGGGTGGGTGGGTCATTATCGCCCGCCCCCAAAGAAGCCATCAAACGTCTGCATGTAGTCGTCGATGTCGCATTTGCGGGGTATCGCATCGTCTTGGTCGCCGCCGCGATCGACGTGCGCCGCGATGATCCCACGGACGATTCCGGGGCACGCTTCGTACTTCGCAATCAGGGCGCGGAGTTGGCTGGGTAGAAGTCTGTTCACCCCCCACCCCCCACCGTCAGCACGGGATCGGCCTCGGTCGGCTCGACCTTCGGGGGCGTGAGCGTGTAGGTGGTGATCTGGCCCGGACCTGTCACCCGCTCAGCGGACGACGAACCGGGCGTGTAGATCGCGCGAGATTGCGGGGGCGTGCAACCAGAAAGCGGCAGCACAGCGGCTGCCAGCAGTGGTGCGAGATGTCGGCGGCGCATCGGGGCCTCTACGGATGCGGCGTGGTGCGCCCGAAGTGTACCACAGTTATCGGCGTGATGCCAGTGGTTTTTTCGGGGATTGGGTGGGGGTGCGGGCTAGATGCGGGCTAGATGCGGGCTAGGCCGCACCTGCGGTCCCCCGGCAGCCGCGACCGAACATTCGATCTTCAACGGCCACCGGGTCCGCTACAGGTAGACAAGTCCCCCCGTCCGGGTTGGCGGGCGGGGGAAGGGGTTAGGCTGGGGCGTCCGATACCAAGGCGGAGTCGCCTTGTTGGTCGTATCCGGGCACACCGGGACCGAAGAACGCAGCGATCGAATCGAACGCGCGGCTGTTGGTGAACGACTCGTCCGCGAGCCTGCCGACGTCGCTCGGGTGCATCATGGTGGACGTGACATGGACGATCTTGGGGGTTCCCGCTTGGAACCCCTCGATGTATGCGGCCTTGACCATCCGCTTTACGTCCACGTCGCTCCATGTCCGCGTGTGCTGATCGGTTGCTTCGCTCATCGTTCAACTCGCTTTCTGGGCTGTGCCCGGTTGTGTGAATCAGGCCCGGACGCTCTCGCGTGCGAGCCCGGCTGGACCATTCTCCCGGTGCCGGGGAGATGGTCCGGGTGTGCTCATCCCCCCGCCGCGTCTGGCGGGGTCGGGGTGGTGGCGGCCATCGCCCACACGTCGTTGATAATGTCCACCTTGCGCTGCTCCGCGTCGGTCCACGCCGCACGCGGGTTGCCGCCATCCCACCACACCAGAGCGTCGGCACCGACCTCGGAGCACAGCACCAGGGTCGCCATGCAGACCCGCCACCACTCGTCGTCACCCATCGTGTGCGCGGGGGTGGTCGCGGTCTTCTCGACAAACGGCGAGATGAAGCACACGGGCCGCACGGTCTTCCACTGGATCGCGTCTGCGAGCCTGCACGCACGGGCGATCTTGTCGGCACGCTCGCCAGCCCACCGCAGCGACCACGCGCCGTACAGCGAGACGGCGAGCCGATCGGGGCAGCCGATCAGGGCGTAGGTGGAAATGTCGCCTTGGAGTTCAGCGAACGAGTCCGTGTCGTACGGGCCGGGGCTCCAACTGTTGCCGTACACACAATCCGGCTCAACCACCCCCGCGACCTTGCCGACGTAGCCGAGTTGTGCGAAGTCCGCCCCCTCTTTGTACACCGACGGCCCGATCTCCATTTCGAGGTATCGCGGGCCATCGGGCATGCGGGACCGGAGCCCGTCCCAGTTGACCGGGTACGCGCTCTTGCCGTACTCGTGGACCGTCCCCGGCAGCCACTCGTCCGGCGTCTCCACCGGCACCGGGTCGCCCGCGTCGTGTTGCCCGTCCGTGTTGTGCAGGTGCCAGTGGTTCACCCGCGCGAGCCGTTCGATGCCGAGGTCGGGCATTTTCTCGAACCGGTCGATGTCGTGTTGGAGTTTGGGGGTGTGCGTCATTGCCGATTCTCCTTTGCGTCAGCCCATTCGATTAGCCACTCGCCGATACGGCGGGCATTGCGGTGGGAGTGGACGATCAACGAAACCTCGTCGTCTCCAATCGCAGCGAATGTGCCTGCGTCAGAGGCCGAGTGTGTTTCCTGCATCTCGCACTCATCGTCAGACACCGCGAGTTCGGGAAGTCGTTTGTCGTGCATCACTCCACCCCCATGCACCGCTTGGCGGCTTTGATGATGGCGGCGTCGAGGGTGTCGCCCACCACGCAGAACAAGTAGGCATTCCCCATCTCGTCGAAAACATCGAACATCACACGCCATCCAAGGTCAGCGTCTTTGGTGGGTGTCACCGCCCGATCTTGTTCCGCCATCCACTTCAGCAGCCCACCGCGAAGGGCGGCGATGACGTACTGCTGAAGCGGCTCGTCGATATCCACGGTCCTGTCGTCGTCGGAGTCGTGGTGCTTTAGCCATAGGGGCCAGTGTGGGTCCTTCTCAATAGCCACCCCCGCCGCCTCACAGATCGCCCCGCCGTGCTCCGGGTGGTTCAGCACCGGCAGGTAGTCGTTCAGGGTCAGTGTCTCGCTCATTTGTCGCCTTCCTCCCACTTGCTCAGCAGGATCAAATCTCGGTCGTTCTCCGCGATGATGTCCGATGCCGCGTCGCGTTCCTCGACCAGCACGTTTCGCAGGTCGTCCACCGCGTCGGCCAAGGTCGGGTGCCATTCCTCGAGAAGTTGGGCGTTGAGTTCCCACGCCTCGTCGCGTTCCCCGATCGGCTTGCCGTCCGGGCCAACCTCGCCGTGCAGGGTGACGGCCACGCTGCCGTTCTTCCTCACCTTGCGGATCGTGGCGGATGCGAACATCGGACGGCGTGCGGTGCATTTGAACCAGGTCTCGCCGACGGTGGGCACGGTGATGCCGGGTAGTGTGGTCACGCCGCACCGCCTCTCGGCATGGGCGTCGCCGTGATGCCGAGCGCCTTGGCAACGTGGTAGTGCGAGAGCGTCGATGCGTGCGAGCGGTAGCCAAGGGCCTCGGCACACTCGGGGAACGACATGCGGGCAACGTCGCACAGGTAGACCGTGAGGATGTACCGCGCCGCGACGGCCTCGGGCTTCTTGGTCATCCTGCCCCGGCTGGTTCGCTCGGTGACGACCGCGTAGTCAACGCCCAGGTACTCGCAGATGTCGGGCAGCAGGTCGATGGCTCGGGATGGGCTCATGCCGCACCCCCGTACTTCAGGCCTGGGTATCGGGCCGCACACACCAGACGCCGCGAAACCACGCTGCCGACGTCGGCGTCCATCGCCACCTCGATCTGGTCATCCGCGAACCCGTAGCGGCTCGCCATGATGCCGGTTACCGCGATGCGGTGGTCGCGGACGGCTGGCGAGAGCGTGCCGCGCCCCATGATTTCGTCGATGTCCGCGCCGTAGTGGTCGCACAGGTCGGCGAGCACGCGGTCGGGGTCCGCCGCCCTGCTGCCGGGCTTGTCTCGCATGAGCACGGATTCGCCGTTCTTTCCGATCAGGTATGGCTTGATGCTCACGCCGCACCCCCCGCCACCACCGGCACCGTGCCGTACGCCGCGATCATCGCCTTCCAGTGCGACGGCGGGAGCGGGGGACCGCCGCAGCTCGAGCGGATGATCTTGCCGACCGGGATGCCGGTGCGGTTGCTGATGTTCACATGGGTCTGATTGATGCTGTTGCACGCCCGGTGCTCGATGTGCTCCGCGTTGCGAAGTGCCGCCATTGCTCGGTCCCTTTCTTCGGTTGGTGCGGTGTGGTTGACCCCGCCCATCTGTGTCCGCATGTCTGTGTGGTTCACGCTGCCTCCGTTTCTAGATACGCCGCTACGAATTCCGCCGCGACCTGCGGGACGATGGCGTTACCCGCGCCGCGCAGTGTGCCCACGCGGTTGGGAACCCCATGAGCCAAAGGGTGAAGGCCGGGTTCAATCGGGGCTCTCCGGTAGACGACCCGCTCGGGTTCGTGACACACAATCTCGCCTGTACCGCCACCCCAACCTGCCGACCATCCCTGTACCGCTTCTCGATCGCGGACGGTGATGCCGTGTCCAGTTTGCTCCCGTCCCCCGCAGTCGGTGTGGCCCAGCCCGCCAGCATCCTCGCAACATCCACGAGCGTTATGCCGGGGTTGAATTTCGATGACCTGTTGTTCACCGTTGCTTGCGGAGCGTCGTTCGCTTTCGGCGTCGGCCACCCACCACAGCCGCTGCCGGATGTGTGGCGCGCCGACGCTGTGTGCGCCCAGTACGTCAAAGTCGAAGGCGTAGCCCGACTCCGCCAGGTCTGCACATACTCTGTCGATCCACCGTTGGTGGAAATGGAATCCACCCGATCTCGCAAGGCGGTGTGCAAGCCGATTCGCTTTGGCGTATTCACCGTCGCGAACCGCGAGAGCGAAATCAACCTCTTGCTTAGTGCCGACAACTTCTGCGGATGCGACTTGCTCCCCGAAGACGACGGGAGGGCGACAGGCCCGAATAAGGTCATGGAATACCGGCCACAGGTCTCGGTCGTCATTGATGCTCCTTCGCTTCCCTGCGCTGCTGAACGGCTGGCACGGGCACGAACCCGTCCACACCTGCCGGTCGTCGGGCCACCCGGCCCAGGTCAATGCCATATCCCACCCACCGATGCCCGCGAAGAAGTGGACGCGGGAGTAGCCATCGAGGTCGGCGGGGTCGATGTCTTTGATGCTGCGCCGGTCAACGTCGCCTGGCATGATCTGCCCGTCTTTGATGAGCTCCTCGAGCCAATCGCACACGAACGGGTCGATGTCGTTGTAGTAGGCCCTCACGCCGCCTCCTTCGCATCAATCCACCCCGCGATGAGCTGCAGGGCTGGCCCCATCTCGTCCGGTGCCACGGTGACGGGCATGCCCGCGTGGACGAACGAGAGCATCCACGTTCCCCGCCGCTCTTTGAACAGCACCACCCACACCGATCCGCGTGGGCAGTCGCGTTCGGCCTGCGCCATCGCGTCCCGCCAGAGTTGGGTGCCGATCTTCATGGCCGCGACGTTCTTGACCTCAACGTGAAGCCGTGACCAGACGGGGTGGTAGCCGTCGGGCTCGATGTCGCCGACGACGCCCGCCGCGCTGTGCTGCTGGGTGCGTCGCCACTTGATGCCGGTGATGGGCTCGAGCACCTTGCGTGCCCCCAGTTCGCCGGTCTTGCCTTTGGCTCGGGAGTTGGTCACCTATCCCCCTCCCTCGGCCAGACGGCCCATGCGATCGTGAGTGCGGCGGCAGCGATGCCGGTGAGGATGCCTTGGGTCATCTTTGCATTGCCCCCTATTTTGGTGGTTCCGTGTTCATGTGATTGACACCCCCTAATCTGGCGTGTCCGGTTTCTTTGATTTCTCGCCTCGGCCCGGCAGCGGTTTTTTCTTTCCCTCTCCCTCCCCTCCCCTACGGGGAGGGGGAGGGGAGAGAAAAGAAAAACCGTGTGACAAAGCCCTAACAAAGTCGATTGAGTTAGGTATTGGTTCGCATAGTTTGTACCACCAATTGTGGGGGTTTCTGGGTTTTCTTCGATCACCCTGTTTCGGGGGATCGAAGAAAAAACCACCGAACTGATACCGTACTGATTTGTCGCCTCACGCAACATTTGTTTGCTCCTTGTTCGTCATCCTGAACGCCTTGGGCCTGCCCGATCCCGCGACCTCGACGCGCTCCAACTGGCCCGATTCGGCCAGGAACTCGACCAGCATCCGCGCCCGCTTCTCGGACAAATCGTCCATCATGTAGGCCCTTGTTAGGATGTCTTTCAACCGCACCGGCTCGCCCTCGGGCACGCCGGATTCGGGTCCGAAGAACGCCGCCATGAACCGCTCGGGCGTCCACTTCTCGGGCTTGGGCTCGGTCTCGGACGCCGCCTTTTCGGCCCGCTCCCGCCTCGGTTTCCGGTCCGTTTTCAGGGCGGCAGGATCGAGCGTCCGGTCCGCATCCCACACCGGGAACTCCCACCGCAGGCACACCGGCTCGATCGGGGGCCACGACCGGACCGCAGCATCCAGCACCACCGCGCCGTCCTCTTCGTGCGGACGCAGGACCAGGTGGGTGTCCGTTGCCCGGCTCTGAGCACCCGCGCCCGCGCCCACATCCGTCACGCCCTTGCCCGCCTGCGAGCCCTTCGATGAGTGGTGAATCATCACGAACGCACACTGCAGACGGTCCGCGAACGCGTCGATCGCGTTGTAGATGTTCGCCATCGTGCCGTTGTCGTTCTCGTCCCCGCCCGCTGGCATGAACCGATAGAACGCATCCAACACGATCACCTTGAAGCGGCCCGGCTCGATCGATCCGAAGTAGGCCCCGAGGGTGTTGATATCCTGTAACCGGCCCCGGAGGTTGTCGATATAGATCCGCTCGCCGATCGCCCGCATCTCCACGCCCCGGGCCTCGGCAACCATCGGGACGCGGTGTGCGCTCGTCTCGCGGTGCAGCTCGTTGTCGATGATGAGCACGTCACCGGGCACGGTCTTGTACGCGCCCAGCCAATCCGCCCCGGTTGCGACCGCGATCGCCAGGTCCAGCGAGAGCCACGACTTCCCGGTCTTGGGTGCGGCAATCACGTTCATGGTCTCGCCCTCTCGGAGCAGACCATGAATGATCGGGGCACGCATCGCGGGGTAGCCGCTGACCAGATCCGCGACCGGGATCGGGGACGCGGGCTTCTCAATCGTCTCGTCCCCGCCCACCACGAACCCGGACAGATCCACGCCCGGCCCGCTCATGCGGAACCCGGACAGGTCCACCCCGCCAACCGGCTTGGGCTTGGTGCCGAACCCCTCGGCAGCGAGCGCCCTGGCGGACGCCTTGAAGTCGCCCCCGAACTCGAGCATGGTCCGCACCGCGAACGGGGCGTAGCCCTTCTGCGGCTCAAACGGCGGTGCGTTGCTGGTGAACACATAGAACACGCCGCCCTTGAGGGTCGCCGATGTGCCGTGCATCTTGCCCGGCCTGCACCAGTGCTGGTTCTCGCCGTTGCGGACCATCCGCCAGCCGTGGCGGGTCAGGATGCTTTGCACATCGCCGCGTGCGTTGAAGTCGTCGCCGGGCCTCACGCCGCCCGCTGCGCCGCCTGGGGAGTCCGAGCCCACATCCCCGCCCACCACGTCGCGGGGAGTCTCGTCCATCACCCAGGCGGCACCCAGCAGGATTTCCCGCTCCTCGGTCGTGATGACCGAGAGATTGTCCAGCGTGCCCTGCACCAGTTCGTAGCCGGGCGACGGGGCACACAGGAACAGCCCGCCCTCGCCCCGCGTCTCGATCATCGTGACCGCAGCGGCCCACCCGTCCCCGACCCTGCGTGCGGCGTACCCGCGATCGCCGACCGTGACCTCGCCCGGCCCGTCCGCCTCGAAGTACCGGGTGGCGAGCTTCACGTTCCCGCAGACCTCGGACTCACAGCGGTAGACGACGTGCCGCCCGCCGCTGGGTGTCGTCTCGATCGTGAGCCGCGAGACCAGACCGGGCTGCATCGCCTCGACCGTCTCACGCCACTCATCGAACGCGACCCCAGCCAGATCGAAGTCGATCATTTCGAGGTTGCCCGAGACCTGCCCGCAGATCAGGCACATCGAATCGTCGGAGTTGAACCACTCGCCCAGCTCGTCCGGGGACGGGAGCCGGGTCTGGTAGAGTTTCCACGCCGCGACGGACGGTCGCTTCTGGTCACCGCGTCGGAACGCGGGCAGAGCGCAGAGCCCAGCCGCAACGCAGACGGTCGCGTGATGCCGTATTGAGTCGGTCAAAACGGGATCTCGCTTTCTTCGATGAACGACGGGCCGCAGTAGTACCCGCCCTCGCCGTCCTTCCTGCCCAGCCCGTCCTCGTATTCGTTCGCGTCCGGCTTCTCGCCCAGGTCGTGCCCCACGATCCGCTCGAATGTGTCGCCGGGCTTGGTCTCGACCACGATCTCGCCGGTCTCGGCCAGGGCACCCGCGCGGGCCAGATCGACCGCCTGCTCGACCGATTCGGGGAACGGTGCGTGCGATCGCCTCGTCCACCACTCTCGGGCCTTGCGGGCCGCGAATCCCTCATGCTCGATGCAGACCCACTCTTTGTGCTTGCGGTAGAAGCCGCAGTCGTATTCGACCCGCATCGTCGGGGTCGCGTCCATGTTGCCCTGCTTGTGGTGGACGTAGTACTTCGTGCCGGTGACCGATTTGGTGGACCGCTCAGGCCCCTTCTCGCCCCCGCTGAGGATCGACGCCTCGGACGCGGCGTTGCCGTGCTTGAGTTCGCGGGCCGGGAATACGTGCCCGCACTCCGGGCACACCGCGTAGCCGGTCGCGATCAACGCATCGCAATCGGGGCACTGTTTCGCGGGCGGTGAGCCGTCCCCCTTGCCCTTCTCGCCGACGCGGATCGCATCGACCGGGCCGTGCCGGATCACGTTCTCGCCGTAGTCGAGCACAAGGCAATCGGCCTTGTCGGGGTGGATGCGGAAGCCCCGACCGACCATCTGGTAGTACAGACCGGGGCTCATCGTTGGCCGCAGCATCGCCACGCAATCGACGTTCGGGGCATCGAACCCGGTCGTGAGCACGTTGACGTTCGCCAGGTACGCAAGGTCACCGGACTTGAATCGATCGATGATCCGGTCGCGTTCGTTCGCGGGCGTCTCCCCGGTGACAAACCCGCACTCGGTCTCGTGCTCGTTGGCGAGCGTCGCCACGATCTGCTCGCCGTGATCGACACCCGATGCGAAGATCAGGGTGGAGCTCCGGTCTGCGGTGTGGCGGATGATGTCGGCGCACGCGGCCCGTACCAGGTCGCCGTCGGTCATCCGGGCCTCGAGGTCGCCCGCCGCGAACTCGCCCGCACGGACCTTCACGCCGTCCAGGTCGGCGATCGCGGAACCCGCACGGCTGCGGAGCGGGCAGAGGTATCCGCCCGCGATCAACTCACGCACCCCCACCTCGATACAGACCTCGGTGAGAATGTTGTCGGGTCCGCAGATCGCCCCATCCTTCATCCGGTACGGGGTGGCGGTCAGGCCCAACACCCGACGGTGCGGTGTGACCTGCCCGATATCGGCAATGAGCTGGCGGTACATGCCGTCGCCGTTCTCTTTGGATCGACCGGGCGGGATCATGTGGGCCTCGTCAACGATGACCAGATCGATCCGCCCGAGTTCGTAGCCACGCTGGTAGACGCTCTGGATACCCGCGACCGTGACCGCGTACCCGAGGTCGCGGCGCCCGAGCCCGGCTGAGTAGACGCCGATGGGCAGATCGGGTGCGGTGGCCCGCAGCTTGGACGCGGCCTGCTCGACCAGTTCCTTGACGTGCGCGACGACCAGCACCCGCCCGTTCCATTGCTCAACGGCCTGCCGGCAGATTTCCGCGATCACATGGGTCTTGCCCGATCCGGTCGGGAGCACCACGGCGGGGTTCGATTTCGGGTGATCGCGGAGGCACCGCCAAACCGCGTTAACCGAATCCTGCTGGTACTGCCGCAATGCCATCCGTGACCCCCGATAAGAAAAGCGTCCGTGCCGAAAAACAACCCCGCTCGGCTCTCGCCGTACGGGGCTGGGGAGAGAGAAGAATCAACGCTGCCAGGGTGCCGCCGACCCGTTCGATGTGGCGACGGGTTCGGACCGCGACGCGCCGCCCGAATACTTCTTGATGACGTTCTGCGGCTCGCCGGTGTCCTCACGGTTCTTGACGCCGACCGTGATCGTGAGCGGGATGCCGTGAAGGTCGAGCGAGTCTTTGGGCTCGAGCACGTTGACCGCACGGCAGATCGACGACAGCTCGCCCTGTGCGATCTTCACGGCGGTCTCGTTCGGGTTCTTGAGGTTGAGCAACGCCCACAGGTTCCGGCCCTTGTACTCGCCGTCAACGACCTGGAACGTGAGCTTGAGGTACGCCCCGGTGCCCGCCTTGGTGGCCTTTTCCTCGGAGTCGGTGATGATGGCGGTGTAGTCGCCAGCGGGGATGGGCGTGAAGTCGCCAGCGGGTTCTACGTCGTTCGCGTTAAAGCCTGAGAGATTCATTTCGTTCCTTCCGTGATGGGTTCGGGTGTGGGTTCGGTGGTCTTGTTCACGCCGTCGCGGTGGTTCGCGTAGACGCGGTAGTCGAGCGGGATTTCGTCAGGGAGGCTGAGCCGGTTCTTCGCAACGTGCGCGGGCCGCTCGGTCGTGTGCAGCAACCGCTCGCCCTTGCCGACGCCCTGGATATGCTTCTTGTTGAAGCCCTCGTCCGTGGATTTGGTCATCACGCGGTAGTTCGCGAACAGAACCTCATCGCACCACTCCTGCACCAGGGCGGAGCCGTGCTTGTTCAATCGCGGCGCGTATCGGTCATACGGCTCGGTGTTGGGATTGTTGAACTTCTCGATCGCGGCGTGCGCGATCAGGATGATCTGCATGCCCCGCTCGTTGCGGAGCGCGTCCAGCCCGGTCAGGATCTCACGCCACGGGTCGAGCGCGAACACGAACCCCTTTGCGTACCCGATGTCTTCGATCGACCGGACCTGCTTATCGCGGCAGACCTTCGCGAAGATCAGCCGCTCCAGCCAATCGAGCGAATCGATCACGACCGTCTTGTATTCGTGATCCTCGGAGTACAGGGCACCGATCGCATCGACCACATCTTTGAGGCTGCCCGCGAGCGGGAACTTCTCGCAATCGATGTCGGACAAGCCCTCTTCGGTCTGAATGAAGATCGGTCGTTCGGCCATCGCACCGAACGTGCTCTTGCCGATGCCGTGTGTGCCGTAGACCATGATCCGTCTCGGCTTCGATTCGGGGCCTTTCTGGATAGATTCAAGCAAACTCATGGACCGCTCCTTTCGAGAGCACGCGAATATCCTCGAAGCGCGTGGGCCATACGTCGGCCACCTTGCACGCCTTGAGTTCTTCGATCAGTTCGATGTTCACCGCCGCCGCCCGGTCCAGGTCGGAGCGGTCGATCGTCCACACGCCGCACCGATAGGGGGCACGCTTCTCGATTGCGATCAAGTGAACCTCGGCCTCGCGACCGGACACATCGGCGAGCAGTTCGCGGTAGAACGCCATCTGCTCGATATAGCCGTAGTCGATCGCGTCGGCCTCGAATGTGTCGATGCTGGCACAGGTCTTCAGGTCTGAGATTGCGAACGCATCCTTATCGAACCAGTCCATGCGGATCTGGCACGGCACGCCGCAGTGGTCGGCCCGGACGACCTTCTCGGGCTCGCCGCTTGCGAGCAGTTTCGATGCGATCGGGTGGGCGTGAACGCTTGCGTTCATCTCCGATACGGTCGCCGCGTCGGCCTCATTGATGACGGGCTTTCCAACCGTGTCTGCCCATTCCGCGAACGCCTTTGTGGTCGGTCCGAACGGCTTGCCCGTCTTCTCGTTGATCGGCCCGCCCACCGCGAACTCGGACTCGTACCGATCGCGGCCCTCGAGGATCAGCACATGCGCGGCGCGACCGATCGCGTATGCCCGCGTGTCTTTGTCGGGGATCAGTCCGAGCTGCTTGTCACGGAAGAATCGCGGGCAACGGCGGAAGTCGGCCAGGGCGTGCGATGAGAGATGGTTCGCCCGCTTCTCTTGGTAGACGGACGCCGGTTCGGTGATGAGGTAATCCATAAACCCGCCGCCCGGCTTTCACCGGGTGACGAGCGGGGGGAGAGGGGACCAACCGACGCACCCCCAAATGCCCGCCCGTAGAGGAGTCTGCGGGCGAACAACCGGGCCAGACGCTGCACCACGCCTGGGATGCCGGAAACCAACCCGCGCCCGTTTCGGGGCGGGGCTGGCGGAGAAAGAGAAGAGTCAGTCGGTCTCGTCGTCGTCCGGTTCGGGCTCGATGTCGCCCATGCAGTCGGCGTGGTGGTCGTCCGCGTCTTCGCGGATCATGTCGTCGGTCGCAGAGTCGAGCATGTGCGTCGCCATCGACGCGGCATCGCCGCTCAGGAACAGCAGGACGAACACCGCCGTAGCAAGGTCGCTTTTCTTGTGGCGGTGCCGCGCACCCGCGATCGCGTCGGCGCACCACGCATCGAACGCGACCAGCGTTTCCTCGGACCGCTTGGCGAGCGTGATCTTTGCCACGCACTCCATACGCCCGAGGATCGCCGCCGCGTAGTCGATCCTGCCCTGGTAGTCGTCTCGCAGTTCCCGGTGCCGATTGATGGCGAACATCTTGGCGTCGGCCATCATCGCCGCGATGGCGGCATCGAACGCGGTGATCGAGCGGACGGTGGCCGCGAGCTTCTTGATGGTTGATTTGATGTCGAGCGGGTCATCGCCCAGCATCCCGAGTGGGTCGATCGGGTCGGTCGGCTGTCCGTTGAGCTTGGCTTCGATCACGCGGCACCGCCCGTCGTGGGGTGCGAGACGTGGCCCAGCACATGCAGCGGCATGCCGTCGATCAACTTCGCTTGCTTCGATGCTCCGTAGCCTCGCTGGACGCGGATCGCATCCCCATCCATGTCGATGACCCGCATAATCTCATGAGACGATCCGGGGCGGATCAAGTCTCCGGCTCGATAGATCACGTTGCCGGTGGTTTCGATGCGGGTCGCTTCGTACGGGATCTCAGGGTCGTCGATACACCCGATGATCTCGGGCTCGTCATTATCTGTCGCACGCTCAGCGGCACCGCCCGTCGCCTTGGCGATGGCGGCAGCAGCACGGTTGCGGGCATCGACCATAGACGAGTCGAGTTCGCAGCCCTCAACATCGTCCACCAGCCCCTTGCACGCCGCCAGCAATTCCGGAACCGCGTCGGGGTTGATGCCTTTGCAGGCGTTCACGCAGGCGACGGCGCGGTCTGCTCTGGATTTAGCTTGCGTCGTGCCTGGATCGCCGTAGAACGTGCCACCAGCGGTGTGGTCCCCGACATCGACATATACAGCATCGAAATCGGGGGGGCCGTCCGGGTGGCGAGCCGCATCGGCGTCGATAACTTTGCTTATGCTTGGCCCGGTGAGCCTCCACATTTCATTCGTTGTGGTGTTCGTCGTCGCTTCGTCGCTCATCTTTAGTCCCCTTCTCGGGGGACCGGGCAACGATTTCTGCGACCGTCTCAAGCATCTCAGCCGCCGTCAGCGAATCAACGCCAGCAGCCGAAAGCAGTTCCAACGCCGCCCGAACAAGGCGTGCGTCGGTGTTGGAATGGGCGATACAGGACTCGAACCTGTGTCGCTCATTCCCGACGGTCGCGGAAGCCGTTGCCCGGCCCCCCGCGTCCATGCGATCGCGGCGTCCCTTGCTTGTCACAGCCTGTTGGGTCGCCAGCGAATCGCGGTTTTCATCGTGATTGTTATGGCCGTGACGTGTACATGGTACATCATCGTCATCACCATGCAACCCCCTTGAGCGCCTTTCCCGATTTTTTCCTGTGTCGCCCGAACGACCCGCTGACAACTGCCCACCCGACAAAGACTTAGCCGCTGCAAAAATCTGGCCGTCGTCGATGTCGGTGTAGTGCTTGAGCGTCGTGGACACCTGCGAGTGCCCCAAAATCCGTTGGGCGATCTTCGGGTTGACCCCCGACCGGGCCAGCTCGGACGCCACCGCACGGCGGAAGGCGTGCCACCCGACCTTGCGGCCACGGTCATCCTCGAGGTCTACCCCGCACCGCTTGCAGTCCCGCCGCAGGGCACCGAGCACGGTGTTCGGTCGCCCGCTGAGCCAGGGCCAAACGAGGTCGGCGGGGTCGGGTTGCGGATCAGATGCGGACCCGTTGCGGATCAAACGCGGATCACGCTTGCCCCCGTTGCGCCCGGTTGCGCCCGGTTGCGTCCCGTTGTCCATATCGGGTATCGCCCGATACCCCCCGATACTGCCCGTTACCCCTTTGTCTACAACGGGTTGCGACCCCGATACTTTCGCCAGCACCAGCAACGACTCCCGCACGCTCTCGGGCAGCAGGCTGACCCGACCCTTCGCCGCCTTGCCCTTCGCCGCTGGCAGCACGATCCGGGCCGGGTCGCGGTGCAATTCCAGATCCCGCCACCGCAGACGCCGCGCCTCGTTGATCCGATAACCGCTCACAGACAGCACCCGGTACAGGCTGGACCGATACCGCACGGTGCCATCGGGCTCGCTCTCCCGCTGCGGCCCGTATTCGTCCGCCTCCGCGTACTCGATCAGCCGCAGGATTTCCGCCGTCGTCAACGCCCGCTGATCGGTGTGGATCTTGGGGGGCAGCCTCATGCCCTGGAACGGGTTGGGCCTCGGGACCACCGCCTCGATCCGCACCAGCCAGTCCCAATAGGCTTTCATCGCGTGAACGTGGGTCTTGAGCGCCGACGCGCCGCAGCCGTTGGGGTTCTGGTATCCATCTGTCGGACGGGGTTGCCCATGCTCCAGCAGGTAGTTTTTCCACAGATTTGTGTGCCGGGGGGTGATGTCCGAGTAGTCGGTCAGCCCGGTGTGCCGCATGAAGAACCGCACGCGGTGCTCATGTTGGTCGGCGTAGGCGGCGCTCCCCGATTGCCTTCGCTCTTCGCAATACAGCGAGAGCCATTCCCGCCAGCCGCACACATTGGCTCGCGTCCCCGTTTCCATGCCGCCATCATCACCGATCGCGGGGTGCGGATCAAGGATAAAAGGTTGAGGGGCAACGAGATACGACCACCCCCACTGTTGGGCAGGCAAGACCACGCCCACTTCCCGGTGTGCTGTCGGCATCGGGCAGAACGTACCACACGGGGCCAAGTTGGGCTACCACAATCTATGTAATATCTTCACATTCCACAGATCCGACACCCGCCGAATCTAGTTATGATCGTGTGGAAATATTTCCATATGGCAACAATATCCGGCTCAATATTTTGCCGCGACCGGTTGACCTTTCCCGCCGTGCGGGGCAGTATGCGGGTTCTACGGGCGTATTTCGGCGGGGGGTGCGGGGGATTGAATTGGCACCAGCAAGGTCAGTTATTACAACAACCGAACTCGCGGCGATTCTTAAGGTTACGCCGTCGCGCGTCTGTGCGATCGCCCGTGCCCGAGGCATCGAGCCCGTGGTCATCGCGGGGCGTGCGTACGTCTGGGCGCGTGCGGATATCCCCCGGTTTGAGCGGATGCCGAGGGGCAGGCCCCGATCGGGTGGGGGCCGGTAACTATGCCGGGTCACTCAACCCGATCAATCAGCCGCTCCATCCGCTCCATCAGTTCCTTCCGCAGCGTCTCGTCCCGCTCATCGACCCGCTCATCGACGTACCGACGCAGCTCGTTCCGCAGGTTTTCAAGGCTCGCCTGCATGTAGCCGCGCAGGTTGCTCAGCGACTCCCCCAGCGTGTTGATCCTCGCAACGATCACGCTGACCTCACCCAGAATCTTTTCGATCGTCTGCCCCTGCTCCTCGAGAACCTTGGCGTGGTGCTCCACCGCGACCTCGACACGGGCGGCGCTGGTGACCATCGCCTCGTTCGCCTCGTCGTATGCGGGTGCGATGCGGAGTTCGACCATCGCACCGAGCCCCAGCATGAGGACGACACCGGCCACCAGCGGGTTACTCGCCGCCGCCGCCACAACCGCCTTTTTCGCGTCATCCTTGGGCATGATTCACTCCGGGAAACAGGCGTCAAAGTTCGTGCAGTAGGTGTCCGCCGCGATGAGCAGGCACCGCGTCCGCTCCTTTTCGTCGGTCTCCTTCAGGCACTCGATCACGTCGGCGAGATAGACGATCTCCGCCGCGATGGCGCACAGTTCCTGGGCCTCGGTCGCCCCGAACGGCAGCGGCTTGCTGTCTTCGATGTGGGTGCTGCCCTCGGTGAGGCTGGCCTTGATGCCCTCTCGGAGCTTCGCGCGTGCGGTGTGCATGTACTTTTCGAGCATGGTGGGTCTCCTATTGGCCGCAGCCTTTGCAGCGTCTCAGTGGGTCTTGGCTCATCGCCGCCTCGATCGCGGCGTTCCGGTGGTCTTGGCTCGGGGGTGCGGTCACGGCAACGCTGGGGCGGATCTCCGGGCCGGGCGGCTCGATCGGTCCGTAGCATGTCTGACAGTTGGGGAACGACGACAGCAGCTCGAACGCCTCGATAGCGATCGGGTCGCCGACCTCAAGGTCACGGGCCGCGTAGTGGTAGCACCGGCGCTGCCCGCCACCGATCACACCGCCGACCACGGCGGGCGGGTCCGCAAGGGCGAAGTACTCTTCCTGATCGACGTAGAACGACGGGGCGGTGCCGAAACCCGTGCAGGGGTCGAAGCGGACGTTCAGCGGGCGATCATCGCACGCGGTACACCCGACGAACCGGGCCTCGATGTCCGCAGCCCGGATAGCCGCAGGCACCGCGACCACCTCGCCCGTCTTGGTCCAGCACACGCCCGCGATCCTGAACACGTTGCCCGAGCCCGGAACCGCCGCCAGTTCCGCCGCATCGACGTTGACCGGCTGGCCCTGCCCATCGCACCGCTCGAGTATCCAGCACGGCACCGCATCGGAGCTGCAGTCCGAGCAGGTCGGGTGCACCGATTCGATCGCGGGCGAGCGGACCTCCGCCGAATTGCCGTTGGTCACGCCGTCCTGCCGCCAGCACACGCCCGCGATCTTGACCACATCGCCCGACGCCAGCCCGAGGGCATCGAACGCGGTCTTGCGGTAGAAGATCGCGCCGGGGGTGCCGTCGCACTTCAACAGCAGCATCCCGTCCTCGGTGTCCGGGGTCATGTCCTGGTAGGTGTAGAACGGGAACGCCAGCGAGCACAGGTTGAAGTCGGGCGGGCCTTCCCAATACGAGGGCAGCGACTGGATCGACAAGCCGGGCGAGACGGTCGCCGATCTGGTCTCCTCGAACAAGCGGTCGTCGAAGTCGCCATCGAAAACCACCCGCTCTGTGTACATGCCCGAGTAGCTCGTCGGCGTGCCAGCCGAGCTCCTGTTCCTGGTCAGCACCGATGAGGCCTGTGCCATCACCGTCTGCCCGCACTCGGGCCCGCCCGGAACACCGACGATGCTCCACTGGTTGCCGTTGACGCCGTGGAACCCGATGCCCGGAGCCAGGCTGGAGCCGTTCGATGAGTTGAGATTCTCGGTCCATGCGTGGAAAACGCGGGCCGTGAGCCCCGGTGTGGGCTGCCCGCTCGGACCCGAAATCAGCACGTTGTCGTAGCCGGACAGCCCGAACTCCGCGATGACCTCCGCGTCGGTCGCCGTCCGATCGTACTGGACCGCGAACCCGTAGGCCCCGCTGGTGGTCGTCGTAACGTCATAGTCCAGCACACCCGGCCCGCTCGCCGCCTCATGCGCCGATGTCGTGTAGGTGATCCCCTGCACGGGCAGGAAGGCGTAGACGGGCACATCGATGCCGAGTTCGCAGACGTGGGCGGTGCCCAGCATGCCGCACTCGTTGCCCGGTCCGCAGCAGCAGGCACGGTGCGTGCTCATCAGCAGCTCCCGTCAACGTGCGTGCTGACCGTGAACAGCCACCACGCGCCCGAGCCCGACCCGTACGGGCCGGACAGCCGCACAACGGCCCCGTCGCCCACAGGGACGGGCTGGAAGCCGCTGGGGAGCGTCGCCGCGTCCACGCCCGACCCGAGGACCGACGCGGGCAGGTTGGGCGTCTCAACGCCGTTGCGTGCCCGCCCGTCCATCGCGCTGTTCTTGCCGCCCTCTTTCAGATCGAACTCGCCGGGCTGGGTCGCCGACGGGGTGACCTGCTCCCAGTCGTATTCCCACCGCCCGAACGAGACGGGGTTCGCACTCAGAATCCGGGCGTGGAACTGGCCGAACGACGACCCCCCGCCGCCCGAGCCCATCGGCTTGAACTCCCGCCCCCGCTCGCCCGCCACCAGCAGCCCCACGATCAGACCGCCCGCCATGACGTACGAACCGCCCTCGATCCAGCCGGGGCGGTACTCGCCGCCGCCCGGCAACGCCACCGCGATTTCCCACAGCACAACCTCGCCCGCCGTGCGGGTGTCGAGGATGCGGGCATGGGTCACGGTGTCGGCCATCAGATCGCCGGACCACCCTGCGGGCTGCCCGCGTCGCGGATGCCGTGCGGGAACGTCGGCTCGGTGATCGTGTTCTGTGTGCCGCGCACCAGCACCGCGTACGGCCCCTGGTTGTGCCGGGTCGCACCGAGCGTGCAGCCACCCTTGGCCCCGTCGATGTTGAGCGTGCCGTTATTGTCGCACTTGGCGATCGTGGCGCACTCCTTGACGATGACCTTGCCGCCCAGTTCGACGAGCAGTTCCACCGTGGGCGATGCGTCGGGAATGTCGATCGTGACCGTTGCACCCTTCTTGACCGTGATCGTGCCGTCCGCGTCGCAGTCCCGCTTGAGCACGTGCTGGCCGCTGTGGTACACGACCGAGTTGATCCCGGTCGCGTTGTTCTCGATGACCGAGCGGCCCGCCGCGATGTCGAGGTCTGTCACGACCGTTGACGCGTTCACGTACAGATAGCCCCGCGTCTGGTAGGTCTGCGTGACGGTGCCGCCGTAGACGTAGGTGCTGCCCGTGCCGCCCTGCCGGAGCACGTTGCACAGGTTCTCGTCGCCGTCCGCCTCATAGTGCAGGGCGTACGGGCTGTAATTCTGGATGCGGGCGTCCGCCGACGCGTCCGCGTCGCACTTCAGCGGGTTGGCGGGCGTGCCCACGTTGGCCCGGAACGACTCGGCCTGCGTGTACTCCTCGATGCCCTCGGTGAGCGTTGAGTAGTCCAGCGCGGTCACGACGGGCTGGTTGCCGTCCGCGGCGACCAGGACCGCCGAATCGGCGAACCCGGTCGCGTCGGACCAATTTGCTGCGGCAAACGATGTCGCGTTTGTGTTCAGGGTCGCCATGGGTCATTCCTCCGAGAGATGGATCAGCACGCGGGCACGCTTGCCCGAGTCTGCGGTGGTGTTGTGGATGTACAGGTAATCGACGTCGCGCACGTCGATCGTGTCGAGGATCGCCTTGCTGGTCATGTTCGGTGTCTTTGCCGATGAGAACGACACCGCGTCGGCCGGGTCGTCGCTCAGGCTCCGCTTGAGTTCGATCACGCCCGTTGTGCTCGAGTAGCCGTCCGGTATGACCTGGATCGCGGCGAACGCGTAGCCCCGGCACGGCACCTGGTAGGAATCGCCCTCGAGCTCGACCGGGTATGTGCGTGTTTCTTGGTTGACCACTAGAACACCCCCGGCAGGTTCTGCCAGTCGTCGGGCGCGACCCGCTTGTACTGCGGGTTTGCGATGAATGTCGGGTAGGGGATGCCCTGATCCTGCTTCGCGCCGCGTTCGATCGTGCAGAACGGGGGCGAGATGAACCGCGTCGGCCCCACGATTGCGAGCAGGTCGCCCGGAACCTCGATGTGCGGCAGGAACACGCCCGAGAAGACGTTGCCGTCGGTGTCCGCTTCCACCGCCCCGATCGTGTCGGGGACGGGGAACAGCTCGCCCGCCTTGCCGATCTCGGGATCGACGGCGTACGGGGCCTGCGGCGTCGCCCACAGCACGCCAAGGTCCGCTGTCCACTCGTATGAGATTGAGTAGCGGCTGGCGCCCGGGTCGCCGTCGGTCCGCGTCACCTGCCGAACGCTCCCGATCCTGAACAGCAGCGGGGTAACGCCGATCACATGGATCGTGTCGGTCTGCAGAAGCATCCCAGGGATCGTGCCGAAGTTGAACCCGACCGGGATGCCCAGCGATGCCGCCGTCCCCGTCACGGTGTAGATCACGCGGGCTCGGGTCGAGTTGAACACCCGCCCACCCTCTTCGATGTCCGCGCCGGGTGAGCCGATCATCGTGGGCGGTTCGGTCGGCAGACCATCCTCGCCGACCTCGACCGTCTCGGTGCTGACCGGGAACAGCACCGCCGACGGGATCTCGACCTCCGCCGATTCGGGGAAGATCTCGAACGACACCTCCGCGTCGGACTGGTTCGCCGTCGTCGCCACCCCGCCCGCGTCGATCGAACTGCTCAGCGTGTATGTGATGTCCGAAACGTCGGAGCGGTTGCCGGTCGGTCGGATCGACACGCCCAGCACGTTGAGACCGGAACGCGACTCGACCCCGCCGACGTTGGGCAGCGGTGGCTCTTGCTGGGCGAGCTGGTCCCGCCAGTCGGGATCGCCGGACCGGATCGGGATGCCGCGATAGGTCTCGGTCTTGTCGAGCCGCCCGGCGCGGAACGCCTGCCTGATGCCCTCAACCAGCGGGGATGTGCTGCTCATCGCTTGATCCCCCTACGGATGTCGCCCTGGATTTCTTTGAGCAGGAATTCGAGGCTGGACGACGCCCCGTTATTGCCGTTGATCTGTGCGATCGAGTCCTGGATGCCGGCGGCGAAGTCGGCGAGCACCTTGGCGTTTTCCTCGGCCATGACGCGTGCGGTTTCGCGGGCCTGCTCGCGGGCCGCGTCGGCTGCTTCTTTGTCGGCTTGGATCTTGGCTCTGGCTGCGGACTCGGCGGCGGCCTTCTCTTCGGCGAGTTGCTCAGCGAGGGCCTTGCTTGCGAGGGCTCGGTTCCGCTCGATCAGGTCAACCGTCGCCTGGGCATTGGCGACGATTAACTGTTGCTGGAGCATCAGCGCCTCGGCCTCTTCGTCGCGGTAGTTTTTCTTCGCGTCCGCGATTCTCCGGTCTGTGTCGGCGATGTCCTTTTTGAGCTGGAGCTCCGCCGCGACCGTCAGAAGCCTGGCCTGCTCGTTGGCGTCCAACTCAGCGGACGCCCTCGCTTGGAGCAGCGAGATTTCCAGCGAGGCGGTCTGCCCCTCGACCTGGGCCTTCCTGTTCTGATCCTCGGCATCGCGTTGCCGCTGCTCTCTCGCCCGGAGCCCCTGTTCGGCCCGGTTCACCGATTGCAGCGCCGCCGTCAGCGCGTCCTTCTCGTCTTCGAGCCTCTTTGTCATCAGGCCCAGGCCACGGTTCGCGGCACCGCCGACACCCCTGCCCGCCAGAACCTTGTTCAGCTCGTCGATGCGCTTCCTTATGCCGTCCGCTTCTGCCGAAAAGTCGCGGAGGCTCTCGGACCGAAGTTCATCGAGGAACTCTTTGGCTTTGGTCTTCCCCGATTGGAGCTGCTCTTTGACCTCAAAGACCGCGTTTCCGAGCTTGTAAAACCCGGCAGCGACCGCCGCGACGATGCCCAGCACACCACCGATGGCCCCCTGGAACTTCCTCGCCCCCTCGGTGGCCCCCTCCATGCGTGTGGCGACGTTGCCGAGGGACTTATCGAACCCCGCCGACATCTTCTTTGCGGCGTTTGTCACCCCGTTGATGGCGACCTTGGCCTTCTGTGCCCCGGTCGCCTTGATTTCGAGGTATGCCGAGCCGATCTTGTTGCCTATGCCCATGCCGCCCCCCGCCCGATAAGGGTGGCGAAACGGGCCAGCGGTGGCCGATCTCTATTTTTTTGATTGGTGCTGTGTGACTCGCGGCCTGTTTGGTACGCTGGAACACCAGAAGGAGACCCCACCATGTACCTTGGCGACATCATCCTCGTGCTCATCGCTGCGGCCATATACGTCGGGCTCGCCAGCCTGCTCATCATGGTGCCGATCAAGCTCGGGACCGAGCGTGGCGTGTCGGACACCAAGACGCTGCGGACGCTTTCGTGGGGCTCGCTCGTCATCCCGATCCTGTGGCCGTTCGCCCTCGGGTTCGCGTGCTTCAGCAAAGCCGCGCCGGCGCAGGAGTAGCCCGGACCGCCATCCGCGACTACCTCGCCCTGTTCGAGTAACGCGACCACCGAACCCCCTTACGCTGGCGTCAGAGCGCCCGAGCCCTGCAGCACCAACGTGCCGCCGATCTCCGAGCCTGTGTTTCGTGCGATCTGGATCGACTGCCACGAAGCCGAGCCGGTCAGCGACTTGCCCGACGACGTGGTGAATACCACCGTGTCAAACGCGGGGTCCGGGATGTCCTCGGGCGTGCCCGCAGACGACACCGGGAACAGCGAACTGTCGCCGTCGATCTGGATGTCACCGTTGCCCTTGAACGAATACGTCAGGTCGGTCGGCTTGCCCTCGGAACGATCCACGTTCGGACCGCCCGTAATCACGATCGGGCAGGTGATGATGTCGTTGTTCGTCGATTCGTCGCCGATCTTGAACGAAACGCCCGCATCCGAGCCCGGCAGCTTGAGTGC